GCCGTCCACCATCCGTCCATGCGTCACCGTTTTCTCACGTAATTGCGGGCTATCGTCCGATGCGGCAGCGGGGCCGCATCAGTGACGCCAGGCGCTTCCGGTTCCTCTGGCGCGTCCGTTTCTTCCGGCACCAATTCCCATGGCGGATCGGTGCTTGGCGCGGCTTGATCCTCGAGGATCCATTCCCGCGCGATACCTGCGCCGATCATGCGCTCGGCGACCGCGTCGGCGAAGGCCGCGCGGTCGCCTGCGAGATAGGGCGCATTATTGGCCGTGAATTCGATCGTCTTCACGGTTTCATGTCCCCGGATTGGCGGCGGGCTCGGCTGGTGCCACAGGTTCGGAGGCAGCCGATTCGGGCGCGGCCGGTTCTTCCGGCGGGGCCTCTTGCAAGGGCGCTTCGGGTTCGGCTTGGATTGGGGCCTCGATTGCGGCGATGAGCGCGCTTTCGACGCCCGCGACAGCCTCGATGACTTCGCGGAGTTGGGCCTTGCCTTCGGCGATGAGTTTTTCGGCTTCTGCCTCGGCAACGCCGATCACATCGCCTTGGAAATAGCCATTATGGTGTTGCAGAATTTGCAAGATCTTCATGCCGCTCTCCGGGTGTTGATCCCCCGCCATTCAAAGCGGGGGAAGTGCAGGGAATGGCTTCGATTAGCTTGGGGCTGGGAGACGGTCGAAGCCGGCAAAGAGCAGCGCGGCGACGAGCGTCGCCGTGTCGGTATTGGCGGCCGAAAGGCTTGGCGTGAAGAGGAGATGGATATAATCGCGCGCGCCTTCGAGATCGGCCGAGAGCAGCAGCTGCCCCGTCACCGTGCCGCCGCCGGTCGGCCCGGTCGCGACGACGCCCGGATTGGTGAAGGTGAGGAAATCGGCGAAGCTCGAACCATCCGCCGAGTCCTGAATTTTCACCGTCCCGAGCGAAAGCGTATTGGCAGCGCCAAGGGCCGCGCTAAAGAACAGCGCGATGCCGGCATTCAGCGGGCTCTTGATCAGCGAACGCTGAAGGGTGAGACCGGTCACCGCGACATTATTGCCCGAGCCGCCCGCCGTCACGTTGGTGAAGGCGGAGGCGAGCCGGGGCGTGATCAGCTGCGCCAGATTTTTCTGCAAGACCATGTCGGACATGGTGCGTCCCTTTCAAATGAGAGGATTACGACAGGCAGGGATTACGAAAGGCTCGGCGACCAGCGGACGCCCGTGATGATGGCGACAGCCTGATCGTGCCGGAGCTGGAAATCCTCGGCCATGATGCCGCGAATGATCGTCAGATCGTTCTGGAAGGCGCTCTGCATCTGACCATTGGCATCGACATAGACGCCCTCGGTCGAGATCGCGAATTCGAGCTGGCGGCTCTCGAGGATCATCGTCTCGCCGAAATCGCAGAGATAGATTTCCGAGCAATCTGCGTTCGGCCCGACGACGAGATTGATCGGAATTTGTGTCGTCGTGAAGAAGGGATAGCCGAGCAAGGTTTTGAGCTCGGTCATTTCCTCGCGATAGATGTAAAAGCCATTCGCGTTCTGGATGTTGAGCAGATAATTCTTGGTGCGCGGCGACATCAGCCAGCCGACTTTTTCCAGCGGCAGATTGGCCAATTCGAGCCTGGTGATCGCGCCCGCCAATTCATTATTGACCGTTGCGGTCGTGTAATTGGGATTGGAGGCGATGGTCTGGCTCGCGAGGCAATAAGTGAGCAAGCCCTTTGGCGAATAGGCCGTCCCGGCGCCGCGGATCGCCGCGGCATCTTCGGCGAGAGCGATCTGCATCGCGAGATCGTTGCGCACCATGCCGTCGAATTGCGGCGTCGCGTAGCGCATCTGATCGTTGGAGATCGGGACGAGCGCGGCGAGCTTATGCGCGGTCGCGACCACCTGGCCGAAGGTCGGTGCAGATTCCGAGATCGCCTTGGCCTCGCCGATCCAATAAGCCGCGGAACCGCCGGTCATTTTGGGGATCGACATCGTGCCATTCGGCATGGGCTGGACCAACGCACCGGCGCGACGCACGACCGTCTTGGCATAGAGCAGCGGGATGATGTAATCGACGAAATCGGGCGGCACGACAAAACCGCCGGCCGAGCCCGTGGCAGTATTCAGCGCCTTGGATTGGCCCATGGCCTCGGTGACCGGATGGCTGGCGCCATAGGCGGCCTCGGCATAATCGAAAGCGCGAATCACATCGCCCTTGGCCTTGGCCACCATCTTGATCATGGCGCCGATGATGAGCGACGGGTCTTTTTCGTAAGGATCGTTCTTGACCTGGGCGGCGACGCCGGACCCGACAGGCCGCGCGGCCTTGGCCATCATGGCCTGGGTTTCCCTCTTGCGCTCGATCTGCTCGTCATAGGCTTTGACATCGGCTTTCGCCTTGTCATAGTCCGCAACCTGTGCGGGCGTGAGCACATCGAGTTCGCCAAGCGCGGCCATTATGTCAAAGGACTTGGCGCGCGCGGCCTGGAGCTCTGCGACGTTCATGATTTCATCCGTTTTGGAGAAGCGCTTGCCGAAGGCGCGATGAGGCAGCCGGCCGCGCTGGCCGGGATTTTTCAGGCGTGTTTAAACGCTAGAACTTCGATTTCGCGTGCGCGCTTGGCTTTCGCGCGCTGCGCGGCAAGGCGCTTTTCCTCGCCCTCACCATCATCTGCTGGCTCATTGCCAAGCATGGACAGGATCGCGTCATGCCCGTCGCGGATCGATTTGCAGGCCTCGACCATTGTCGCCTTGTTGTCCGCCGAGAAGGTGCGGCCGGATTTCGCGACCTTTGAGAGAAGCAGCTTCCGGAAGGGCGCGGGCAGACGCATGAACATCATGTCCGCATCATCGCCGTCGGCGCCGTCGGTGCCGAGAAGTTCGGAGACTTCCTCTTGCGTCATGGCGATGAGCGCCGCACCGAGCTGATTGAGCGCCTCGGCGAGCATGGCGGGGACCGGCGAATCGTCACCCTCTCTTGCCGCCTCATCCTCGGCGCAATCGACCTGCCAGCCGAGACCCTGAAGCAGCCAGGCGAGGTCGGCGACGGCGCAAAGGCCCTTGAGGGTCATGCGCGGCGCGGCCTTTGGTTTCAGGCTCCGCTGCGTGATGATCGCCCCCGGATTGGCCGGGACCGAGACAAGGCTGAATTCGAGCAATTCGCACTTCTCGAAACGAAGCCCCTTGCGCGGGTTCTTTTTGTCAACCGGCTCGGCATCGAGCGGGATGAAGCCAATGCTCACGCCATTGATAATGCCAGCCTTCACGAGACCATAGATCTCGTCGGATTTTGCGGAAATGCCCGGCTCGGGGAATTCGACCAAGGCCCTGAGAAGCCCGGACTTGATCCCGATCTCGACGCAGCGGGCGATCGGCTGATCCTGATCATGGTTCCAAAGAACGGTTCGTGTGCCAGAAAAATTCGTGACATCGATCCCGCTCTGCACAACTACATCGCCAGACCGGTCCACCTGCTCTGTCGAGCAGATGACCCAGATCTGCCGTTTATCGGCAAGCGCCTCGGTTTCCGCGCCAAAGGTCTTGCGGCGCGGCGTCATTGCGATCTGCATGTGCCCCCTCAAATTGCATTGGGTTTCGGCAGCTCGCCTTCTGGCGGGCGCCCCGCATTATCCGGCGCGGTGCCGTCGATCGCGCTGCCATTCGGCGCGAGATTGACCGGCGGCATCAGCTTGTCGCCGCCCTGCACAGGCCCGTAACCGATTTCATCGCGCCCTTCGTTTTGCGTGATGAGGCCTGACAGGAAGCCGAGCCGCGCGACATTGCGCATGGTCGAGACATCGGCCCGCAGCAATTCGCGTTCATCGAAAGAGCATTCCAGCCCCTCGTCGATGAGCCCGAATTCGACCTCGATGCGGCGTTCCCAACGGGTCAGATCGCCCATGACCGTCGTCTGGACATAATCACTGTTCAATTCCGCGATCGTCGCCCGCGTCTGGCTGTCCGCCTCCATGAGCTTATGCAGCGGCACGTCGAAGAAGCGCGCGATCTCGCGCACCTGCGTCAGGCGCGACCCGTTGAATTCGAGATCGACCGAGGTCATCTGCATCGGCTGCCATTTGATGCCATCTTCAAGCACCGCCGTCTGCCCGGCGTTGTGGACCCCGCCCTGCATCTTCTGCCATTGATCCTTGAGCCGTTTCGCCACTGCCTCGGTCAAAGGCTTGTCGGATTGCAGAATGCCGCTTGGCCGCGCCCCATTTCCCGCCCAGCGCGCCGCCTGCGCCTCCTGGCTCATGGCAAGGCCGATCGCCTCGCGCGCGAGCACGATGCGGGCGCCGCCGACGAGCGTATTCAGCGTGGCGTCGCGCAGATGGAACATATCCTCGCCAGGAATCGCGACCGGCAATCCGTCGAGCACCGCCATGAGCCAGAGCCCGGCGCGGCTGACATTGTAGAAGATCGATCCATCCGGGGCCTCGAGCGGCACCACGAGATCCGGATTGACCGGGATCAACGCCGTGAGCCTCCCCCGCCAATCGCGGATCTTGACCGCATAGGCATTGCCGCGCAGCAGCAGCGCGCCGTGCATCTGCTCGATGAATTCGAACCAGCTCTGCCATTGGTTCGGCCTGCGAAAGAGCGGGACCAGGGGATGATCGGTGACAGCCTCGCGCTTTCCTTCCGCGTTTGGCCGCATGAGCCAAGGGCGGCAGCGCGCGACATCGATCGAGCGGATGCTGACGCAGCGGCGAATGGTCGAAACCTGAAGCGCCGTGACCTGATTGACCTGCATCCCGCTCGCGGTCATCAGGGTGCCGATGCCGGGCAGCATGGGAACGCTGGGCGCGCCGGGATAGCCGGAGGCGCTTTTCTCGACCGCCGTCGGCGCGCCCCGCAGGCGAGTGAGAAAGCCCATGTGCTACCCCTAACGCGAGAGACGCCAGGCCAAAGCGCAAAAACCTGCGCCGAGAACGACAATGGCCGCAGCCGGATGAAACCAGGCCGCACCGCCGAGCACGAGGGCCCCGCCGCAGCCTGCCAGAATGTCGCGCGTGTCGAGCTCGATCATCCAGCGACGGTCCTTACCATCGGCAGATCCATCGTTGGTCATAACTACCTCATTTATTTGAAAATTGCCGCCCGGACGGCCGCGTCCTTGGCCTCGAGAAGTTTGCGCAGCGCTACCGTACGTTCTGGATTGCGCGGCAGATTATCCACCATCCACTGAGCAAGATCTCCAAAGGGCTTGCTCCGCGCTTGCAACGCCTCAGGAAGATGTCCGTAGGAGAAGAATTGTAAAATAGGATCAGGCTGCTCACTCATTCGCTTATCCATTCAATCAGAAGCGCTCTACAGCACGATCAGATCATGGCCGTCTTCATAGGCCGATCTCTGCTCCGGCTCGTCGGCGAGCGCCACCGCATTGGCGATAATCGCGGCGACGATCCCGTCGATTTTTTCGCGCGACTTTTCCTTGTCCGGCGCGAAATTCATGTTGCGGTCAAAGCGGATCAGGGCATTTCGCATCATCCAGTGCAGGACCGGATGACCGCCATGATCGAGAAGCCCGGCATAGATCAGGCGCTCGAATTCCTTCGAGGACTCTCCCATGCTGGGAATGCCCTGGCGCACCTTGATGAAACGGTCCGCTGCCATGCCCTCGGCCTGAAGATCGGTATAAAGCTTCGTCGCGTTCCAGGGATCGAAGCCGATTTTCTTCACCGCGAAGGCCTCAAACCCTTCCTGAATGGCAGCCTGCACATAGGATTGATCGACATAATCTCCCGGCGTCGCCTCGATCGCCCCCATATCGAGCCAGCGGTCATAGGCGACGCGATCGCGTTTCGAGCGGATATCGATATTATCCTCCGGCACCCAGAAGCGCGCGACGAGCCTGACCCGCCCACCCGGCTCATCCGGGGGGAACCACCAGACGAGCGCGGTAATATCGACGGTCGATGAAATATCGAAGCCGCCATAGCAGGTCTTGCCGCGCAAGGTCTCGGGAAAAGCCTTCCACGCCGTCTTGTCGGGCGCGCAGGCCTCCCATTTCTTGATCGGGATCCAGCGTGAGACCGCCTCGACCCATTGGTTCAAGTGATAGCGGCGGAAATGGCTTTCCGCGCGCGGATTATCCTTGGCGAGAGCCGCTTCGCGGCGCAGAAAATCGATGGTCGGCGAAAGGCCGATGTTCGGGTTTGAGCGGCGCCAGACCGTCTCGTCCTGCCAATCGTCATCCTCGCCGGCCGCGAACATCACGACGAGCGTCGAGGGCTCATAGAGGCCCAATCCCTCATCGGCGCCCTTGGCTGGCGGCACCAAGGGACCATCGAGGATCTTGGAGCTTTCCTCGAAAAGCTCATAGCCGACCTTGGCCGTCTTCAGGCCCGCGGTTGAGGCATAGAGCTCGATCGGCTGGAGCCTGGCGCCCATGCCCTGGCGGATGGTCGTCGCGAGATCCAGCGTCGTCCATTCGTGCATTTCATCGCCGACGCTGACGGTCGGCGAGCGCCCATGCTTGCCTTCCGCCTTGCCGGACAGGAGCACGAAGCCCGCGCGCTTCTCGGCGATCCAAAGGCTCTTGCCGAAGGATTTGATCGAAGCCGCGAGCCGGGGCTCCTGGGCGATGATCGCCTTCATCTTGTCGATGACGATCTTGCCCTGGTTTTCGTCGCGGGCGAAGGCATAGCCCTGTCCGCCGACAGTGCCTTCCAGCGCGAAGAAGAGCAGCCCCAGGCCTGCGAGGAATTCGCTCTTGCCATTCTTGCGCGGCACCCAGAGCATCAGCCGGCGAAACAGCCGGACATGTTCGAGGCGCGGCATCTGTGTCTCAGGATCGAGGACTTCGACCGGGCATTTCCAGCCAACGATGAGCCGGACCGTCACCTCCTGCCAAAACGACAAATGGAACGGCTGACCGGCGAAGCGATCCTCGGTCAGGCGAAAGATCTTGGGCCAAAGCGCGGCGATCTTGTCGGCCTTGGCGGCATCGAACCAGGCGCCTTGCACGTGCGACGAGCGAACCCATGCGATGCGCACCCAGGCCCAGCCATGCTGATCGGCGGCGCGGGTCACCCATTCCGGTTCGGGCATGAGGGCGGGAACCGGAACCCGGAGGGGGGTATCCGGCGCGGGCGCGGAAAGCGGATCCATGGAACGCGGCTACTGCAGGCGCCCCGGCGGCGGCGAATCGAGGGTTCCCATGACGCCGATCAGCTCGCCATGATCATCCGGTTTGGCGGCCGCGTCAGCGGATGGCGGCTGCTGAGCCGGTTGCGCCGGGAACAGGCCGCCGGACGGCATCGAGGCCTGCTGACCGAGCAGCGCGAATTGATCGAGCGGCGTCAGGCCGAATCGCCTGGCCATTTCGAGGATGATCTTCTGGGCGGTGTCGCGGCGATCGACCGAAGGGTTCACGCGGGGCATCAAGTCGCCGGACACGGTCTTGACGTTGCGGGAATAGCCCTTCTCGAGGATGTCTTGCTGCGCGGCGGCGAACTCGGCGCAATAGACGCAGAAGATCGCGAAGGTGTGGCGGTCGAGCTCGCCGAAGAGGTTCAGCTTGGCGAGCTTGGGGGTGTAATCGCGCCAGACGGCGAGCGCGGGCGCGCAACGCGGATCGGTCAGGAGAGCCGGAGGGGCGAGGCGGTCGCTCGACTCTGCTGGGGCCGAAGCCAGCAAGGCGGCGATGGCTTCAGCTTCCGCGATCTGCCGCTCGGTTTTCGAGCGCCGTTTGCCAGGGTAGCCTTTCGCGGCCTGAACATCGGCGGGATCGCGGCGACGGCCCATAGTCTCTCCAGCACCTTCGAGAGGCGGTCTAAAAAAATAAGTTTCAGGAATTTCGCGGCATTTTTCGCGTTTTTGGGAAGCCGGTCGCGAGGGGTGTCGCGGATTGTTTTTAAACCCCCTACCCCCCTACAGCCGATCAGAGCTTTCACTACGCTGCTTGTCGCGATTGTGATGGTAGTCGCAAAGCGACTGGAAGGGCCCCTTCCAGAACTTGTTCGGGGCACCCCTATGCGGCTCGATATGGTCGCACACCGTCGCAGCCGTAAAGCGGGCTGGTGCTTCAGCAAGGCACATGCGGCAGAGTGGCTCCCGTGCCAGCTGGTCAAGCCGCAATGCTTTCCATCGCACCGTCCCGTACCACGCACGCCACGGCGATTGCTTGCGGCGGCGCTGATCGTAATCATCCGCGCAAGAGGCCGCGACGCCCTCAACGGCCTTGCTTTGCGGGCGTCGGAGCGACCCTGGCCTGGATGGCACCACATTCCCCCGCGCTAAAGCCTCACATGGCGCCTCCCACGAAAGGCCCAACAAAAAACCCGGCACGAACCGTACCGGGTTTGGTCATCTTTTACAGTGTGCATATCGAGCACCAAACAATAGGCGCAGTCAAGCCCCTTTTCCTCAAGCTTCCGTTTTTGCGCATCTGTCGGTCATGCGGGCGCGCCCTTTCTTGCGCGCCTGCGCAACCCCAGCGACGCGCGCAGGCTGCAGATCCGGCAGGATGCGCGGATCCTCAAGCTCGCCACTCTCCCAAGGCCGCAAAGGACGCTCACATGGCAAGACTTCGTGCGCGGCAAGTCCGGCCAGATCCTGCGCCAAAACATCGAGCGCCGCACGCCAGATCTCATATTCGCCGCGGCTGACACCCGCTTCGACCGGATCTGGATCGAGAAACGTTTTCGTATAGGCGCCCGCAACCGGGCGGCGGCTCGAGTAAGACCAGCCATCTGCCTCAACTTCAAAGGGCACATCGCTATAGGCCGATGTCACAAGCCGCCGAACGAAATATTTCGGGTGGCCATTCTCGCCGCAAAGGGTCTTCATTTCCGGCTGTTCTGCCTCATAATCCGGGCAGCCGCCGAGGATCGCCTGGCGAAACACGAGCCGCGAGACCGGCGACCGCAAGCGGCGCACGCCATCCGCATCCACAATCACCAGCCGGTCGATAACGCTCGCCCTTGCGCGCATGCCAGCCTCGCCCAAATCCCCGAAATCGGCGAATGGATCCCAACCTTCCGGCAGACCAAGCTCCAGCTCGTCGAGTGCCAGCACGGCCTGCGCCACGGCAATCGCATCGGGATGCGGATCGTCACACGCCACACGATCGGGCGTGACGCCCCAAATGTTGGTCTGATCGACGAGCGCAAGGTGCTCGCCATATCTGGCGATCGCATCCCATCCGGCCCGCAGGCCTGGCGCACCGAGAGGCCCGAGCTCCTGCGCTTTCGGCAGTTCACGGGCATAGGCCCAGCGCAGAATTTCCTCGACGCCGATCTGCTTGCGTTTGCCAGCCCGCACGGTTGAAGCCCGCCCTGACCCGTTCCATCCGCGCGCCAGGGCAATCAGCTTTTGCCGTTTCTCGAACATATGAGCGCTCCAAATGCCGTCTTGCGAGAGTTGCGAAGGTTCTGCGAGGCTTCATTAAAAACCCTCGCAAGCATTTTTCCTTTATTTTTCAAACGCTTCCATAGTTACTGCGAGGGTTGCGAGGGTTTTTACACGCTACATATGAGAAAAATTTCCAAATTATCTTTTCCCGTAACCCTTTTCTCATATGTATACGTGAGGAAAACCCTCGCAACCCTCGCAACGAATTTCTAACATATTGTAATAACTTGGCTTTTTAGTCGCGAAGGTCTTTCATAAACCATCGCACGACCCTCGCAACCTTCGCAAACCTGTTCTTCAAATTGCTGGCAAAACTTGCCCGTTCACTGAAATTCAGCGTGAAACACAAGTAAAAAATGGCCGAATGCGAGGGTCTACATCACATTTCACCTGTCTCAATCGGGGTTGCGGGGCGGTGGCTGTGGCCGCGACGGAACATCATGCAGCCGGCAATCGAGATAGCGCCGGATACGGCCTTCATCGCGGGCGAATTTGGTCTTCATGACCTTTCCGAATTTCGCCTCGAAAACCGGCCTTCGAGCATTGGCCTCTGACCATGAGACATAGGCGTCATACATGGTCCGCGCCGTCTCGGAATGCCCTTCAGCCACCTCGACGCAATCGGCGATAAATTCCGAAATCGGGTCCATTTCCGAGCGATATTCCGCCGTTGCTGCCTGCACGGCCGCTGGCGGCGAGAGGCCGAATTGAATGAACCGCAGCGCGCCCTCGATCAGCCAATTCAAAATCCCAGGATATTCGGGCGCGAAATCGGCGAGCACATCTTCCATTTCGCGCCGCCGCTCAACAGGGATCGTCACCGGCCAATGCACAACCGCCATGCGGCGCCAGATGCCATTATCCGTCCCGTCTATGCGCGGATAGCCATTGCCGGACATGTGGCAGGTAAAGATCGGCGTGAACTCGAAATAGCCCTTGAACAAGGTCCGCACGGGGATTTTCTCGCCGCCGGTCAGTTTTTTCACGAGATCCTCGTGTAAGGGCTTATCGGCTGGCAATTCCAGCACCCGCAAGGCCCGGGCCCCATAAAGACGCGCTAAGTCCGGCGAGGCGCCCCCGGCATTACGATCACCCTGCCCTGTAATCGATTCCGCAGGCAGGCCAACTGCCAAGGCGCCAAAAACGCGCATCAGCGTTTCCAGAAAAACGCTCTTGCCATTGGCGCCCGAGCCATAATGGAACACGACCATTTGCACCGTGCGGCCGAGCAGCCCGAGGCCTGAAAAGGTCTGCACGAATTCGCGCACGCTCGCATCCGGTAGAAATTCTTCCAGAAAGGCCAGCCATTTCGGGCACGTCGCCCCAGGCCGATAATCATGCGGGAGAATGCGTGTCAGCATATCCTCGCGCCTATGCCCGGCAATGGCCTGGATGCGCGCAATATAGCGGGTTGCATCCGGGTCCGGGCATTCCGGGTCGATCTCGCGGATGAAGCGTAAGGTATGGCCCTTGGTGGCGAGCACGAAAGGGTCGGCATTGAACACGTCCGGGCTCACCGCGCAATGGGGCGCGCCGCAGGCCAGCATGGCATCGATCCGGGACTTGTTTTTCGAGGAAACCGCGAATTTGCGCCGCGCGACCTGACGCTTTTTCAAGGCCGCGCGAGCATTCTCGCCTGCGTCTATTCGATATTGAAGCGCGCGGGCCTTAGCGCGATCCTCATCGCTCCAATCGGCCTTGCGCTTTTCGAGCGCGGCGAGCTCGCCTTCAGCCGCCTCGCCTTCCTCGACGAGCTTTTTCTCCAAAGGCGTCATGGTCAAAAGATCGGCCTCGAGGCCGATCCGGCCGCCGACCTTTTGCGCGATTTGCTGTGAGCCGAGCGTGCCATTATCCGCATCCCAATGGGTCCCGACCCAATGGACATAGGTCGCGGATTTGGCTTCCGCCTGCATCAAAACCCGCAAATCGGCGCCAAAATGGGCGAGCAGTCGATGGCCATTGTCAGTGTCGGAATGGTCGAATGCGGCGCATTTGGCGAGCACCGTCGGATCGACATGATCGAGATTGCTATCGGAGGGTCCGGCTTCTCCTGCCGCCTCATCCAAGGCTGGATCTGACGGTTCACGCTCGAATTCAGCGTCCGGCAGATTGCCATGGGGTTGGCGGGGCACGCGGCCCTCGACGACGGAGGCGACATGTTGCATCGGCGTAGTCGTCATGCGCCCTCTCCTTCTCCCAGCGCGAGTAGATCGCGGCAGACCGCCGTCGCGATCATATTTTTGTATCTACAAAAATATTGACGCGGGCTATTTTTGTATCTACAAAAACTCGCATGAAAATCACCTTCGACCCCGCCAAACGCGATAAAACCCTTGCTGAAAGAGGGCTCGATTTCGTGTTTGCGGCCGAAGTTTTTGAGGGGCCAGTCTTCGAAATTGAGGATCAGCGCCGCG